GCTAGTCGTTGGGTTTTCGTTGAACGCTTCTACCGTTTCAATTTCAATTTTTCCGTTGCTGCGAGTGCTGATGCTTCGGCTAGTCACCCCCGACTGCATATAGATCTCGGTTACCTCTCTGTAGCTGTCGGTATCGTCAACTTCGTAAGAAGCCAGGGAGCAGGTTACCCCATCTTCTTCGTCGATCTTAGAGGTAATAAAGTCGCTGCCTATAGTTTTTTGATATTCTGTTCCAGCCTCCGCAATACTTTTTATTGATACTTTTCTTAGTCCAGTCTCCGTGTAGCTAACTGTGTCATCCTTTACTTTAATGAAAGTGGCTCCCAGAGTAGCATATACAAGCGTTATAATGTATTGATTTCCCTGAGTGCTGGACTGCACCGAGATAAGCCCCATGTCGTCGTATGCCTCTCCAGACCTGGAGGAAAGCCCATCTATTGACATTTCTGCGGACTGCAAAGATCCAAAGTCAGGGATGATTCGTCCCTTGTTCGAGCTATACCAGTCTTCACGACTGTTCATTGTTGAACAGTTTATGGTCAGTTGGTATCTGTCATTCTGCAGCTTCTCGACGGATGGAGTTCCAACGAGCTTTAGTCTGTTAGTCCTGTGCGATATTGACATTATAACTAGTTAATTACTGTGGCTTTCCAAGTTGCAGACGCAGGGTCTACTGCACCACCAGAAGAGTTGTGCAATCGCACAGTTACTGTGTCTGCGGCAGATACATAGCCACACCACGTCAAGTCAGACTCAATTGCGGAGGGTGCGCCTAACATAACAATATCTCCTGTTGCCGCTCCAGTTACAGTCATAGTAAGTTCTTCGCTGTGGTTAGATGATATAGATGGAAAGTCTAGGGTTGCTGTATCCGTAATAAAACCCAAGTTAGTGCGTGCTGCACTAGCTGTTGACGCTCCTGTTCCACCTTCGGTTATGGCTAAATCCGTGTTGAGCGTAAGAGGTTGCGATATATACATTCCTCCAGCAGCTGGAGCATACCAGACGCCAGTATTACCAACGTAATACCCGAAGTCCTGTGGCCCTGCGCCAATGCCTTTAAAACCAGTATTAGTTCCTAGGTCAATGCTGTAACCTAAACTGGCTGATGATTGACCAATTGTAAGAGTGTTGAATTCTACATCATCTGTAGTAGCAAGCCCTTGATCTATCGCCTTAACAGCAGCTTCATCCGTCAACTCAGAGTCCATCAAGGCTCCTGCTGCTGTAACATTAGTTGTATCAGTTACGTCTGCACTTGCCTCAATACCGTCCAACTTACTGTGATCTGCATCGGTAAAAGCATTAGTATTAGAGTTACTTTCGTAGGCTACCTTGATCTCCGCATCAGTTTGATCTACAGTTGCTGATGCAGCAATTCCTGCCAGCTTAGTGCTATCTGCGTCGGTGAAGGCATTGGTGTTTGAATTACTTTCGTATGCCGTTTTAATCTCGGCTGCGGTCTGGTCCCCCGTTGCGCCCGACTCTACAGACGCCAGCTTTGTTTTCTCTGAATCAGTAAAAGCATTGGTGTCCGAGTTGCTCTCGTATGCTGACTTGATCTCGGTTGCCGTTTGATTCCCAGTAGCACCTGAAACTATTCCAGCTAGCTTTGTTTTTTCAGAATCCGTGAATACATTTGAGTTACTTGCGCTTCCAACTAATACTCTAATTTCATCAGCACTTTGGTCGGTCGTTGCCCCAGCTTCTATTGCATCAAGTTTGCTCTTGTCCCCGTCAACAAATGCACCTTCGGAAAGTTTAAGCTGAATTGTTGAGTTGTCAGAGATGGTGCTTAAAGGCTGGGTCCCCGTATGATTTGATCTTTTTATGGCATCAGCGAATACACTGCTTTGCTGAGTGCTTGATCCCCCAGGAACATGATTAACCAGAAGGTCCGCCAGAGATATAGTTGCCGATCCAGAAGGTATAATGAACTTGTCCTTTTCCCTGTTTGGAAAAATTACCTCATACACACTTTCAATGTCGGAATCTCCGTTCGTGAACAGGTTTACGCTTCCCGTTCCGTCGGAACCGCTTGTTGCAGTTACGATACCAGGCAGCACGACAAAATCATCCGCCGCGCTAGCGCCAGCGGTGATAAGCCTAAATGTTAGGGTCTGATCAGCAAATTCTGCGTAACCAGCATCCTTCAGATCAAAGTTTACGGTTGTCTCAGACATTAGTAACTTGAATTTTTATTTTTTCTTAGTGGGTGGCTTGATCTTCTTGATGCTTCCGTCTCTGTTGCGGATAATGACTGATCCGACTTCTACCTTTGTTTTACCAGATCCACCGAATCTACCGCTTTTAGTTTTGATCATGGTGTATTTTTTTGGAGAAGCATTTTTACCGAGTCTAGCGTAAGCTGGAAGCGCCTTCTTAACTGCAGTCTTCTTAGCTACAGGCTTGGACCCAACTTTAGATGTTGCTGCTCTAGCCTTTGCTGCTGATGCATCTCTCTTTGCTTTCGCGGCTGCCGCAGCCTTTGACTTCTTGGCGTTGCTTGCCTTGACGGACTTAGTTGTGCCGTATCCAGCTCCAATCGCAGATGCACCACCGACAACTTTCTTGCCTGTTTTTTTCACGCTAGCCTTAGAAACAGAACGGATAGGCTTTGAGCCTCCACCCTTAAAGTATTTCCCTGTCTTGCTTCTCTTCAGGCCAGATGTAGAAGCGTAACCTACGCCCTCGACGACCTTACCGCCGACCCTCTTGGCTCCCCTGGCAACCCTAGTCTTGCCAACCGCCTTTGCAGCGCCCTTAGCCTTTGCTCCAGCCGCCTTCGCGCCTCTGCCAGTTGCCTTGGCACCCGACTTGGCGCCTCTGCCCGTTGCTTTTGCGGCTTTTCCAGCCAGCTTAGCGGCACCTTTAGCGCCTCTTATTAGTAATCCAATATTCATATTAATCCTTTGTAACCTTATCGATAGTTTGTTGATATGTTCTCTCCATCCGCGGAGAAAGTTTTTTATTTCCTGATATTATATCAAAGAATTTTTCTAACATTTCAGATGTGCTCTGGTCCTTAATTTTTGCCATCTGAGGAGGATACTCGAACTCCCCTTGCACTAATTCTTTGTCTACTGCTTTTTTTGCGGTAGGTTTGGTTTTAAGCTTCTTGCCTATACCCGCCTTCTTTAGAAGATTGGGTCCTCGCTTTGCAGCTTCTAATATACCCCTTTGAATCATTCAACGGGTCTACGAGAAAAAAGATCCTCCTTGGGTAGCTGGGGTCTTGTTTTAATCTTTTCGGGAATCTTACTGTCCGAGAACTTTTTTAGACCCCGCATAAGGTTGCCCTTTAGCTTGTCCACAGGTTCTAGCTGAGGTATAGGCATGCCCTTAGAGCTCCTTGGGGCATCCGCCAGGAACTCTTTGCGCTTGTATGCTTCAGCGGCTCTATCCATGCTGCTGAGCTTCTTGGGCACGTTTTTGACGCTCCTGATTTTTCTCAGAGCCTTTACTCCTTTTGCTATTCCCCCGAGCATTACTTTAAGTTCTTTCTGGCGAACGCTTTTTTAGCTGCGTCGTTCATTCTTGATATAGGGTTGCCTGAGGAAAGGATTTCCTTGGCTTCTCGTCTGCGCCGTTGTCCTGGAGACTTTGTAGCGCTCTTAATTGCTTTAGCGACCTTACCAGCCGCTCTCATCATTCCGTATGCCATATTATTGTAGGTTGTTGTAGGTTATTATCAGCACTTCCAGCGTTTCAAGGCTAGAGCCTTTCTTGTTGGTCGTCCTTTAGAATCTTTCATTGGTCCCTTTACTCCAGACATTCTAGCACAGAATGATCGTTTGCGAGCTTTCTTCTTTCCAGTTGGCCTGGACTCCGTTACTGGAGCCTTAAGGTTGGATCCAGTCTTGCGCTTGAAGTATGCTCTGCCAGCGGCTGTAAGACCTCCTTTTTTACTTTTGTGAACTTTACGCATTATACTCTTACTTTCGCTCTCTTGGTGTTTGCTACGACGGTTCTTCCCTTGGCTCCTGCTGATTTCTTTTTTCTGGCAGTTTTTGCTCTTTCAGTTTTCGTGAGACTCGCAGCCTTTCTTTTAGGCAGGCAACGGTCAGGGTTTTTCTTATCCTTCGACGTTCCGCAAGGTCCTTTGATCTTTCCATCAGTGCCTATGCGAACCCAGTTCTGCTTTCTCCATTGTGCTAATTGGCCCATTACTTGACCCTTTTCCTCCCAGTATTTGCCTTCTTGGAGCCCTTTGCGTAGCTGGGGTCCTTGCAGTATTTCGATGCGGCCATGTTGGCATAAGCGCTTGGGTATGTATCAAACGTGCGTCTAGCCCAGGCTTTACCCGCTGCGCATATCTTACCTCCGCTCTTTGCTTTCTTTGGCATTATTTATTTAATTTGAGATGAGCCAAAGTAGAACCCTACGATGGCTAAGGCGGTTTGCCTGATTTCTGGCAGAATGACGAAGCCCTGCACGGTGTCCCATTTAACGCCCTTGAATAGCCCTAGAAAGCCGTTTGTCTCTCTACCTATACTTACCCCTACGTCTGTCCATGCAAAGACGAATGGGGCTATTACAATGGCAAAGACAGTGGATACAACTAGGAACCTACGAACTAATACACCACCATCACGTTTAGCAGCGGCATCAGCCGAAGCATCTGCTGTCTGCTGGGACGTAATCATACGCTCAAACTGTCGAGCCTGGTTGTCCATCTGTGTCCCAATGAGCTTCATTACGAAGCCACTTAGTCCTCCTCCGAGCATTGCTATTAGTTCTGGTGTCATATTATTTCTTTCGTTTATTGTGGAAGTCGAACAGGACTTTAACTTTTTCTGACAGAGCTTCGATATTGTAGTGCATTCTAGCTAGCACAATTATAAGTGTAATAATTCCAATTAAGACTGGCGTGATAGAAGATATGACTTGCAATACTTCATTCATTTGTTCCTCAGTTCCTTGATTACTTTGACGGCCGAAGCAGTCATATAGATAAAGGTCGCAAGACCTACTACAAATCCTAGTATCTCGTTTACGGGTGCTAGTTCAATGGTGGCTATAAAGCCTCCAGTTCCTATTGTTGATTTGTAGATAATGTCTTCCATTGTCCTATGGGGCTACGGGAAACTCTACTTCGCCGTTCTCGTCAATGCTATCGGTAAGGTCACGCAAGTCTTGGCGATAAGCCGCCCAAGCAGCGAGCTTGTCCTCAGGGATGGTAGTGTCATTTAGCTGAGTCCAGTCGGATCCAGCCAACAAACGGTTACGCTCTGGACGCAACAATCCTTTTACAGTTTCAGGTTGTTCCCGCCATAGCTTTGCTTTGGATGTGAGTAGCTCTTCTTCGATAAGAAAGAGAGGTTCGCTTGAAACTTCGACTTGCTCCGCCTGTTCGTCGGTAAGCTCTACTACTTCCGTGCCTTCGAGAGTAAATGTGAACTCTTCATCCGATGTCTCAACGACTAGCCCTTTTAAGTTAATTAATGCGTATTTCATATTATAAATTATAAATCATAGACAACAGTCAAACCTCCATATGTGGTTTCATATCCTGTTGCTCCTACTGGAACGTGAATCTCCGTAGTATTGACATCAAAGTGATTTGGAGTACTAAGAAGCGTTGGCGCACTTGTAGCAAAGCAGTCAACCCTAGTAGCTGAGTTGCAGTTCTTAAATGCTCCGCCCTCGATAGTTTCAATGCCGCTACCGATGCTGATTGATGTAGCTGAGGTGCATCCATCAAAAGCGTTGAAACGAATTTTTGTCACGCTATCTGGAATCGTTATAGAGCCTAAGCTGTTACAGTATCGGAAAGCCTTAAGACCGATAACGGTGATATTACTAGGAATGACAACGGAAGTTAGGCTGTTGCACCCACGAAAGGTTTCATCCTCTATCTTCGTATAGTTATTATTTTCGGGTAGATTGACGCTCGTCAAGTCAGAGCAGTAGGCGAATGCGTAATTGGAGATGTTGCCGACGCTGTTGGGAATGGTAATTTCCTTTAGGCTAGCGCAGTTAAAGAATGCGTAGCCATGGATGCTGGTGACGCCGTCAGGAATGTTGATGCTGGTTAACCCGCTGTCTTTAAATGATTCACTACTAATTATAGTGACATTGCTTCCAAGATATACGGAGGTTAGATTTGTTTGATATCGAAACCCAGATGTGTCATCAATAGTCGTAAGGTTACGTGTCCGCTCTGTGCCAGATATAAAGTCCGTTGTGAAAGGGTAGTTGACTGCTCCGACAGCATCACGAATGCCAGAGGCATTCGATGCTTGCATCATTGAGTCAACCGAAGAAGATACTGTAATATTAGGCATTATTAAAATTGTTTTTATCGAGTAGCGTCGTAGCCATTAAAGTTATCTAAATGATCTTGGCGAAATAAATCCTCATCCTTACTGTCTTCCCAATTGTTCCATTTAGGGTCTAGGGTCGTGTGTCTCCACTTTCCAGACGAAAGCACTTGCATCATTGCAGGCTCATCATACTCATTTATAGAGTCCTTACGGAGGGTCCCATATACGCCCATTCTAATCTTATATGTCTCTAGCCACTCAGTAGAAATCTCTCTTGCTATGTCATGATTTCTAAACCAAATAAAACCACTGTTGTAGTTGAGGCCAGTAGCCTCATATATTTCACGCCTCGCTCCTTCAGGATAGTGATAAGTTCCTGAATATCTAACCATAGCAATGTCAGCGTCTGGCTCTACAAAAGAATCAATATGGTTTTTCCCATCTACGGAATACAGATCAGCATCGCAGAAAAAAACAGGTCCGTCTTTATCTGTAGGTAAAAATTTACCGATGGCTGTTTTAGTAGCTAGTCCATCTACAAGCTTATCTTCGCTGATCGTTTCGTAATTTTCATTTCGTGAAGTAACAACTAAAAGCTCTGGTATTTGCTCTTTAAGACGTTGAACTTCTTTTTCATATTGTTCGCCAATTGCGACGCTAATAATTGTTCTATTGCTCATCTTGTTTATTTGTTAAGTTATAACTGTGTACCCCTTATCGGTTGCAGTTAGTGGATAACAAGAAGAAGATCCAGGATTATTAGAAAAATCTAAAGTTGCGGTGTAGCTCGCAGTCGGCAAGTCAGTAAAAAATGCATTTATCTTAGCGCCCGACATGTTACAGCCACTGGCATCAAAAGCTTTAGCCGTGCCTGCATCTGCCAAACCAATTAGGTATTCGCCTCCAATAATCTCTTCTACGGCTTTCCCTTGCTGCGCAACTAGGTGGGAGGGTAGCCCAAAGGCGCTATCAAAACTTATTCGCCACGAGTAGATTAATTTTGAGCGCTCTGGCTGTAAACTAAAATCCAACGTATCCCCAGTGTTTAATATACGTGTTTCAGCATTGAACGCAGATAACATGAGAGATGCGTTCGGATAAAACGCACTCCGTACAACTTGTAGTACTTGTTGTTTAAGTACACTGTCAAGGTCTTGTGATACTGTAATGTCCGCCATTTTTTTTAGGGTCTAATGTATCTTGAAGTAGAGTCAGGGCGTAAGTATAAAAATCCACCAGTTGGCCTAATATAGTAAAACTTTTGAGGCGGAGGCGTAACGCTAGTGGTGCGCTTGCCATTCAGTGAACTCTTTAAGCTTAAAAACATTTTAGTATTTGTGAGCTACGACTACGCCTGACGTAATAGTAAAAGCACTGAACTGACCGTATAAAACAGTGCCAGCGGCAAGAGTGATCGACTGCAGATTAGCAATGCCTTCTACGTTACTAGCGGTTAAAGAAGAGAAAACGGTGTCATTGATTATTTGCAATGCTCCGTAGCGTTGGCCTGAAGTGGATCCTCCGCTAGTAAAAGCTTCTGATCCAGATGAGGAGAATTCGAGTGCGTTATTTCGTGATTTCATATTGGTGATTATATCACAGGATTACTATCGGGATTGTTTGTTTACGTATGTTGAGAATTTCTTGCCTATGCTGTTGTTATTTGATTTTAGGTCTATCTTTTCCAGTTCCTGGAAGAGGTAACCCTGGGCTACCTGCTCTTCGGTTACAGCCTGCTCCTGCCTGTTTTGGACCCTAAGGAAGTCGGCGTAAGCAGCGTGCGCAATGTAATTAAAGAACTCACCTGGAACTCCTACGGTTGAATTGTAGTAATCCGAGGTGACGGTAAATGGGGTGAACTGCTTCTTGTAGGAAACAAATACTTTTTCCGTTCCATTCTGAACATTTAAAACATTAGCTCCCGCATCATCTACATAAAAGTTGTATTCCAGAGTTGAGTTGTTTAAGAACGCTTCCTGGCGGTGAATGCGATTAAATTCGCCTATGTTTTGTCTTTGCTCTCTATCAGGTGCGCCTTGGCTACTTTCAAAATCCTCGGTTTCGCTATAAGGAACTACCTGTAAAGGATTAAGCTCAAGTAATCCACTGACTGATGATGCGTTATCTATCCACCTTGGAACATCGAGGGGACTTGCGTAATAGTCAGTGCCCTCTTGAATAAATAAATTTTCATTTACATAAATGGTAACAGAGCTGACAGGAGACCCCTGCGAATATGACTTAGTATAAGTTCCAAAAGCAAGAGCCCATTTCTTAGTAGAGCTGGCCTTATACATAAATATATCTGTATTACCAGTAGTATCAATAGGAGCAAAAAAATCGCTTCCTTGGTATTCCCCAAATTTAGCATAAGGAACCCTGCGGCTAGAAGGTATTGAACCAGCCAATTCAAAATTAGATAGTTTCCTTTCTTCGGAAGGAACAAAATATCTAGGCCACGCTGAGCTCTCGTCAAATGCCTGTTGGAACCTGCGGTTAATGAAGTGACTTAACTGATCCTGCTCACTTGTATCAAGGACTCCACCAGTTCCTATTAGAGCTGATGTTAATTTAAATAAATCACCGTAAGTTCTATCCTGCATTATATTTTGTTGGGGCTAAGTTCTGGGAACTTCTTATTGTAATACTTTAAAAATTCTTTAGAATGCACGGTCTCTCTGCCGTAAGCCTTAATAAGTCGGAAATATTCTCTGTGAGGAATTGTTGCGACTGGTTTTCCGAGAACTGGGTGCACTTTTCCTCTCAGTTCTTTGGCTTCTTTGGCTGCCTGGGCAACTCTCTTGCTTTCTGTCTCCCTTTCAATCTTGAAACCATTCTTGATTTCGTTCATGAAGGCACGATCAATCTCTCCGTCGGAGTATCGCTTTAAGTTTGGAATGATTATATCCATATAAAAAAAAGGGGAGAGCCTGGGATCGGACCAGACCCTCCCCGAATTTATTTAGCTTGCGCTGATGATTTTACCGTGAGCACCAGGGTGGTAAACACCGAGGGTCAAAGCACAATCAACGAATCCACGCTCACCACCACCTAGGTTAGGTAGGCGAGTGCTTCCCATTGGGATAAGCTCGTGAACACCGTAGTATTCAGGGTTGATCAAGTATCCAGACATTCCCGCTGTGCCAGCTTGTGCAGGCATGCAGTCAGGGTTACCGTTCACGATAGAAACTACACCGTGATCGGACTGATAGAGATCAACAGATAGCTTGATGGTGCCATTGTTGCCGTCGTAGTTAACGCTGCGAGTGTTGACCGAACCAGACTCAGGAGTAGAGACGCGAGCGAAGTCGCTGATGTCTTTACGTAGTGCAGTGTCAGCAACGAGCATCAAGTCATCAGTCGAACCAGTTACCTGGAAGATCGATGTAATGAGATCATTGAGCTCAGATTCATCGAAGGTTCCGTCGGTTACGTCAACAATGCTTGTTGCAGGAGTTCTGAATGCAGCTGGAACTACTGCTGAACCAGCAGCGTTTTGAATCCAGTCACCTAGACCACCAAGTTCATTTGGCTGACCTGCACCATCTTCAATTTCTTGAGTGTTGTCAGATGCAAGAGTGAACTCAATGTCGCGCTTCATTTCGCGGATTGCCTTGGCTTCAGCCTGGGCAATCTTGGCGGGACCAACAGAATCGACCGCTTCTTGCAGGTCAGATACCATGTAGTCACGGCGGAATTTTTGAACGCGGTTACCAAGACGAGCACGACCAGCGAACTTGTCCGAGAATGTTCCGACGTCAGCACCTTCAGAGATTCCATCTTTCTGAGGACTAGATAGCGAGTCAACGGTCCACTCAACCTTAGTTGCGTTTGCGCGTTTCTTGTTAGCAGAGGAAAGGATCGGTGTTTCTTCTGGAGCGAGGATAGTCAAGACGTCAGTCAAGTCTTCGCGATTAGAAACAGCTGAACCCGTGTTAGTAGTATCGAATGTATTCGAGAATGCCATAGTATTTAATTATTAATTAGTTATAGTTGTAGGTTTGATTAATTAACGTGAAGCCATTTGCAGCCTTCTTAGGGCAGCGAAATCTCGGGGGTTACCCGAAGTTTTGAATTGAGCACTGGCTGCCTTAATAGATTTTAGGGCATTTGACACTTTCTTATCGGACTGAGCCGATCCAGGGGTTCCAGATGGTGGAACTAATCGTGACGGTTTAGCTTTGGCTGTGGTCTTAGCGGATTCCGATAGGACCTTTCTGCCATACATACTGTTGGCTGCATGCGCTAGAAGATAGGGCATTTGAGCAGCTACCTCGGGATCAAGTCCATCAATGTTTGATAGTCTAGGGTCCTCGAGCATCTCTTTGTATTTCTTGCTTACTTCATTGTCACCCTTCATCCAACTTAGCTCTTCATTGGCTTGCTCCCGCAACGATTCTTTCATCGATGCAGCGCTTTGTCTCCTTTGAATTGCTTTAATTTGGGCTGGGATGTACTTTTTCTCCGCTTTTCTAGCGGCCTGCAGATGCTTTCTTACCTCGGACTTGGTGACTTCTTTGCCATCAATCTCGGTAATAGGGTCATCCGCAGAGTAACCGTCACTGTTGAATATTAAATCCTCCGCCCATTCAATGACCTGCTCAACTTCTTCCTGCACATTTTGCAGTTTTTCCATTGAGTCCACGTCCCTGTATGGGTTCTCGGATTCCTTGACCTTCGGTTCCAGCTTATTCGACATTTCAGATCTGAGTCTTTCCAACTCAGCTTCAGCCGCCTTTCGCTTTGCCGTCAGTTCTCCGAATCTAGCTACAGCTCTGCTCCCGAGTTTATCGGAAAGCTCACGAAGCTCTTCATCGGACATGTCATCCAGTTCAATCTGTGAAAGAACATCATCTTCACTCTCGGCTTCCTCTTCCTGCTGCTCTTCCTCTGCCGTTTCATCAATTTCGACCGCCTCGTCTGCGGCTACTTCAGTAGCTTCTTCTGGCTCCTGATTGACTTCTTCTGCAGTTTCCTCAACTTCAGTTTGATTATCTTGTTCTTCTTCGGGGGGACTGAGTTGACCAATCCTCCTGTTAATGAACTCCGACTGTGATATGTTAGTCGCTTGCTTTGGTTCAGCTGCAGCGTCAGCTGTTTCGTTGACTTCACTCATAATATACGCTTTTTACGCCAGCGATGGCGATGTTGGGATTATAGCATACGATTTTCGTCTATGCATCTGGAAATCTTTTTATTAAAAGATCCCAATTGCACATGCCGATTATTTCATCGTAAGCCAAAATTTTACCAGATACCTGGGGAAGTCTATCAATCTCCGCGGATTGAAGCTCTCTTATGCATTCCTCTCGCATCATTACTATTTCCCTGACCATGCCAGCGAATGATTCATGCTGCTGAAGAGCGTTTAAATTATCCTGTAGCTGCATACTAACCTTGTCCCTCTAGGTCTTGAGTTTGAACTTCTCCGACGGAAGCCGCTTCGGTTCCGTAGATTCCGTTCTGAGTTGCGTTTACCTGTTGCTGCTCTTGGAATGTGTATTGCTGCTTGTATTTCTCTACTCTTTGAGCGAAGGATTGATCCTGCTGCATTCTTTGAGCAATGTCTGGTTGCTGCAAGTAATTGTCTATGATTGGAACTGCTGCCCCTCCTCCATTTGGTCTAGCGGGCATCTCTATGCCAGCAAAGATCTTGGACAGGTCATCAAGAACATCCCTCTGGACGTCTTCGGCTGCAGTTTCTGACTTCTGCAAGATGACGTCAGCAAGAATGGGGTCAATGCTACTAGCGTAAGCAATCAATAGGTTGTCTACATTGATCCTACCATTCCTGTCCAGTTTAACGAGATCAACAAGCTGCTTTAGTTTTGCTTCTTGGGTCTCTGGGTCGGTGTTAATGCTGTCGTAGGAAATGCTAATGTCGAAGTTCTCATTGGGATCTCCCTTGCTGAACTCCTGAGGATCTGGCACTCCAGTTACCCTGAAGAAAATATAGTCAGGTCCGAACCTCTGGAAGCAAGTAAAGCACATGCGCATAACCTCTGCGCTGTGCTCAAGGAACTTGGATGCTTCACTGCCTTCGTCCAGTCCCATCAGTCTATCGGCCTGATCCAGTTGAGTCTTCTCCATCTCGATGCTTCCATCTGCGGAGTTAGCATCTGGGGTGTCCGCGAACTCGTAGTCGTCTTTTCTCCTGCGGGGAATGTATCTGCCTGGGCCCCAATCCTGGGGAGCCTGGTTAACTGGGTGCATGATCGGAGGCAGCGTAGATAGACTGTTTCTGTCTATTCGGGAGTCCCGTTCCACTTTTACCTGGTTTTGTATGCCTCGCAGTAAGTCTGGGACCGTGGTTGTATCATAGAGTCGCTTGCTGTCTTCCGCAAGTCTAGTTACTACAACTGGGTAGTCGTCATAACCATTCATCAACTCGAACTTTGCGTATTGACTGTCTTCGGAGCTGCCGAGATCTCTGTGAAAAATTGTTCTATAGATTCCTTCTGCGCCGTCGTCAGGGTCAACCAACCTTTGGAAGCAGTGAATGATCTCAACTAGGTCGTTGGACTCGTAGGTGCTTTCTCTTGGACCTTCTCCGCGCATTCCCTGTTCACTCTCGATGGTGTCTTGGTTCACCCCAGAGTATTTTTGTATTACATTCTCAACGAAGTCCGCGTCCCAATCGTCCGTCAGGATTTTGTTTTCTAGCTCTTGAGGAGTATAATAGCTTCTCCAGAAGCAGTAAGGGCTGCGCTGGGGGTCAGTGACGTATGACGGGAAAAAGAAATCTCCGTCGGGGGAAAGTGTCTTTACGTCTGGAGCATCTATGCTTCTCCTGATCGTAGGCAGCTCAGCGTAGCCAATTTTTCTTAGGTCCTTTACTGCTTTCTTGCCCCTTTTATCTGTTACGCCGTCGTAGGCTGCCTTGAGTCTATCGATGATAGCTTCGTCGTCACCTTCATCCATGAGGGTTCCGATCTCTGGGACAGCCTGCACGATTTGATCCAAGTTTAATTTCTGGATTATTCTTCTGTCTTCTATCAGCCAGCCTACGTATGTAATCAGGACGCCCCTCTCAAGGAGGTAATTTGCGCCCAGTTCCATTTCTCGCATAAAGCGGGGGATGTATCCACTACTAACCATCCACTTCAAGAAACTGGATACTATTTTGGCTCGTTCTGCGTCCGTACCTTCGGTCGGAAACGCCCTGACGTTGGCCCTTTTAAGACTGGAGATGAGTAGGGATACAAGTCTAGATATTCTTTCTTCGATTACATGGGCTTCCATGTCGCTGGCACCCTCCCATGGGAAAGCGTCCGCTCCGTGCTTTCGCAGGTCTCTGCTTTTTCCAGGCCAGAAGTTACGTCTATCGTCGTAGGCATTCCTGCACTGGTCAAAGTATGACTCGAGTTCGGTTACTGTTTGGTCGTAGGCATTTCTCAATGCTCCTACGTCTGGCTCTTTTCTGAGATATGTTAATGCTTCGGACGCTTCGGTTTGCATACTTTTTGTGCTCGTTTAATGACGTTAAAAACGTAGTTCTTTGGGACCCCAATCATATCACATAATTTTTGTGACGGAATTTCACTATAATCTAGCATTAAGCCTCGCCGAAAAAGCTCCCAGGCAAGCAGCCTGTCCGTGTTCTCGTCGAGCCATTTTTGGTTGAGAGTTAGCTCTTCTTCGTCTTTTTCTTCCATGCTAGGAGTAAAGTTTCTTTTTTATATATCTGAATGTTGATCCCTTATTGTCCTTTATTTCTTCTATATGAATATTCTTGCCGATGAATTGCTCCTGCTTGCTCCTTGGAACAACGCAAGCTACGCTTTTATTTAGCTCCTTTACATGCACGTATACATAACTTTTGTTAGGGGCCAATCTTACAACTTGACCCTGGTATTCCTGGGGGTGCAGCTCTGGGGCTAGGAGCAATGGATCCAGGATGCATTGACCCTCTTCGCTTACCCAGGTTCCTTTGCCCTTTCCCGTTAGCATTTCTTCCTTTAGGTTCTCCTTAGCTATTTTGAAAGCTAGATCAAACTCGAATCCGTTATCTTCTGCTATTTGTGATAATCTTATCTTTGGCATTAGTATCCTTTATTCTTTGTATCAAGCGCACTTATAATGCTTGGGTTGTAGTGATCTGGTCCGTCTCCAGAGTTTATCATGCGCAGATAGCGCATTACGTCAAAAAAGTCCTTCAGCGCTTCATCGTTCTTACCGCTGCTATTGTAGTTTATTAGACTGTCCAGTGTATTCTCGCAGTTCTCGTGCAAGTAGC